TTAGATAAACAAATACGACTTGGACACTTACTTCTTACAGATAGAAAATGTAGATCTTGTGGTGAGGTCAAAAACCTAATCGATTGTTTTTATAGAACAAGAAAGGATAGAGGTCCAGTCGCATCATCCTTTGCTTATGAATGTAAAGAATGCTCTATAAAGAGAATTATGGAGGGTAAGAAACAATTTCCATCATCTATCAGGGAATGGGAATATCCTGATTGGTAATAAATACAATTCACGTCCTATTTTCGCCACGTAAACTCATTTTTTAATAAATAATTTTTAGTTAAATGAGATTTACGGAGAAAAACATGGCGACTCCTCAATTATCTCCAGGCGTACTCGTCAGAGAGGTTGATTTAACAGTAGGAAGAGCTGATAATGTTTTAGATAATATTGGAGCAATTGCGGGTCCTTTTGCTCTTGGTCCAGTTGAAGAGCCTATTGACATTACCACAGAGCAAGATCTTATCAACGTTTTTGGTAAGCCACTCTCAACAGACTCCCAGTACGAGTATTGGATGAGTGCATCGTCTTTCCTTTCATATGGCGGTGTTCTTAAAGTAGTTAGAGCTGATGACACCTCACTTGTGAATGCAAACGCAATTCGCAATTCTTCTGGTGTTTCAACTGCTGGCGAACCAGCACTCAAAATTAAGAATTTTGATGACTACGAGGCAAATTATGCAGATGATATTGCCAACTATATTTTTGCAGCAAAGACTCCAGGAACCTGGGCAAATAACTTAAAGGTTTGTGTCATTGACGACAAGGCAGACCAAATTCTTCAAGTTGGTGCTGCAGCAACCGCTGCTATAACAGTTGGAACCGCAGTAACAACAGCACTCAGCAACGTTGTTTCTGCTGGTGTTGGAAATACTTCACTTTTCAGTGGATATCTAAAAGGAATTGTTACTGGAATTGGTGCTAGCACAGTAGATGTGAAGATAACTTCACTCGTTGCTACAAATGGAACTGAAACAGCAGTTAACTATGCTCCAAATTCAAGACTACAATCATTCAAGGCTGCTACTACTGGCGGAAATCTAACGGTTTCCTTCATTAATAGTGGTGGATCTGGAATTGCAACTGCCACAATTAATACTGGCACTACCCCAATTTTAGATTGGTATGATGAGCAAATTCTAAGACTAACCAATGGATCTATCTATTGGAACTCAATTGCTCCTAAGCCAGGAACAACTCAACATGCTGCAAATAGAAATGGTAAGAGTGACGAAATTCACGTAGTTGTTGTAGATGATCTTGGGACCGTAACTGGAATTCAAGGTAATCTTCTAGAAAAGCATATTGGACTATCAAAAGCAGAAGATGCTATCTCGGCAGTAAATTCTCCACAAAAGATCTGGTGGAAAAATTATCTCGCAGTATATTCAAACTATGTCTATGTTGGGGATAATCCATCTGATGATCTAAATGTCAATGAGGATGTGGTTCCTGTCGGATTCAGTGGTGGATTTACTCCATTCACAACTGCACAGGGTCTTTGGAATCGAGATGCTCAAAGCAGAACTTATAGTGCTCTCGGTAACGTCACTTATACTTTAAGTGGTGGAAACAACTACACCAACGGAATGACAGCTACCCTCGGATATCTGATTACCGCTTACAATCTCTTCTCAAATAGAGATGAAGTTCAAGTAGATTATCTGATCATGGGTCCTGGATTAGGAAATAAATTTGAATCACAAGCAAAAGCAAATCATCTGATTTCAATTGCAAATAGCAGAAAAGATTGTATTGCAGCAATTTCACCACATCGTGCAGATGTTGTGGATATTACAAACTCAGATACTCAAACTGACAACATTCTTGAATTCTTCTCTCCACTTTCATCTTCATCATATGCAGTATTTGATAGTGGATATAAGTACACTTATGATAGATTCAACAACAAATTCCGTTACATTCCATGTAACCCAGATGTTGCTGGATTGATGGTCAGAACAAGTATTGCCGCATATCCTTGGTTCTCTCCTGCTGGACAGCAAAGAGGAATTCTGAATAATGCTATCAAACTTGCATACAACCCATCAAAAGCACAAAGAGACCAGCTTTATCCTCTAAGAGTTAATTCAATTATTAACAAACCAGGAATTGGCATTCTTCTCTTTGGCGATAAGACTGCTCTTGGATATGCATCTGCCTTTGACAGAATTAATGTTCGCCGTCTCTTCTTGACTGTTGAACAAGCTCTTGAAAGAAGTGCTCAGGCCCAACTCTTCGAACTGAATGATGAAATTACCAGAGCGAATTTCAGAAACATTGTTGAACCATACCTCCGCGATGTTCAAGCAAAGCGTGGTCTTTATGGATTCTTGGTAGTTTGCGATGCATCCAATAATACTCCTGATGTTATCGATAACAATGAATTCAGAGCTGATATTTACCTGAAACCTGCTAAGTCTATTAACTATGTAACACTTACTTTTGTCGCAACTAGAACTGGGGTAAGTTTTGAAGAAGTTGCTGGTACTGTTTGATTCTAATTCAAAACACAACAAGGAGGAACTAAAAAATGGCAAACTCAATTCAGGATTTTAAATCAGCACTCATCGGAGGCGGTGCTCGCCCCAATTTATTTGAGGTGACCATCCCAACTCCACCCAGTGGAGTAAATCTAACTGCCAACTTCCCTATTCTATGCAAAGCAGCAAATCTTCCTGCATCAACTATTGGATCTATTGATGTTCCATTTAGAGGAAGAGTATTTAAGGTTGCTGGCGACAGAACCTTTGATACTTGGTCCATCACAGTTATTAATGACCAAGACTTCCTTATCAGAGATGCTATGGAAGCTTGGATGCAAACAATTGGTCAATATGCAGATGGTAGTGGTGCTACTGATCCAAACTCTTACATGTGCAATGCCTTTGTTAAACAGTTTAGAAGAGGAAGCAGCACAGTTGGAAAAAATACCCCAACTGGATCTGGACTAGAAACTGCTGCTACATATAAATTCTACGATATTTTCCCAACAAACATTTCTGCAATTGACCTTTCATACGAAAGTTCTGATCAAATTGAAGAGTTTACTGTTGAATTCCAAGTTCAATACTGGACTCCCTCTACTGAGGAAGCATAATAAATAGAGGAAGGACAAAGTAAAAAAATAAATTATGGCAAGATTGTTTGGTTTTTCAATTGAAGATAAAGAGCCATTACCTCAGACTGCGGTTTCCCCCATTCCTCCTAATAATGAGGATGGGGTTGACCACTACATGAGTAGTGGCTTTTTTGGTTCATATGTAGATCTGGAAGGTGTTTATAGAACAGAATTTGAATTAATTAAAAGATATCGTGAGATGGCGCTTCATCCGGAAGTTGATAGTGCCATTGAAGATATTGTAAATGAAGCGATTGTTTCAGATAGCAATGATGTTCCAGTACAAATTGATCTCGATAATCTAAATGCAAGTGACGGTATTAAGAAAAAAATACGCCAAGAATTTAAATATATCTTAGATCTTCTAGATTTTGATAAAAAATCACATGAAATTTATAGAAATTGGTATATTGATGGCAGAATTTATTATCATAAAATTATAGACTTTAAAAAACCACAAGAGGGAATTCAAGAACTTCGTTATATTGACGCAATGAAAATGCGTTATGTGAGGAAAGAAAAGAAAAAAGATAATGATAGTAAGTTAAGAAATATTCAAGTGATTCAGAGCGATAATCCTATGGATTATGAGTTTCCTGAACTAGAAGAATATTTTATTTACAATCCAAGAACAATTTACCCATCAGCAAATCCCGGTCAAACTGGTGCTAGTCAGGGAATTAAAATTGCAAAGGACGCCATTACCTATTGCACATCTGGACTTGTAGATAGAAATAAAGGAAATACATTATCTTATCTACACAAAGCAATCAAAGCACTCAATCAACTTCGAATGATTGAGGACTCGCTGGTTATCTATCGTTTGTCACGCGCACCAGAAAGAAGAATTTTCTACATTGATGTAGGTAATCTTCCTAAGGTAAAAGCAGAACAATATCTTCGTGATGTCATGATGCGTTATCGTAATAAGTTAGTTTACGATGCAAGCACTGGTGAAATTCGTGATGATAAAAAATTCATGGCAATGCTTGAAGATTTCTGGCTTCCTCGCCGTGAAGGTGGTAGAGGAACTGAAATCTCAACTCTTCCTGGTGGACAGAATCTTGGAGAGATTACTGACATTAATTATTTCCAAAGCAAACTTTATAGATCTCTAAATGTTCCCCCATCTAGAATGGATGGTGAAGGTGGATTCAATCTTGGTCGATCATCTGAAATTCTCCGCGACGAGTTAAAGTTCACTAAATTTGTTGGTCGTTTGAGAAAAAGATTCTCAAACATGTTCAATGATATGCTAAAAACTCAACTGATTCTTAAAAATATTGTAACCCCAGAAGATTGGGAAATAATGAGTCAGCATATTCAATATGACTTCTTATATGATAATCATTTCTCTGAATTAAAAGATGCAGAATTGATGAACGAAAGACTAACGATGGTTGCAACAGCAGAACCATATGTTGGAAAATATTTTTCACAGGATTATGTACGTAGAAAGATTCTTCGCCAAACAGATGAAGAAATTATTGAACAAGATAAACTAATTAAAAAAGAGATTGAAAGTGGCATCATTCCAGATCCCAGTACTTTAATTGACCCAACCACCGGCGCTCCAATGCCAATGAATTCAACAGCATCTATGGATTTGGGAGCACCAGTTATGGAGCCTGATTTAGAATCACAATCAAAAGTAGTTCAAGCACCAGAAATGCCCAAGGGTGGCGAAATATAAATACATCAGTCATTCATTAATGAATTAAAATGGAAGAACTCTTAGATATGATTATTACTGACGAATCCCCCATTCAAATCAGTGATAAAATTAAAGAACTTCTCTTTGCAAAATCGGCAGAGAAAATTGATTCTTTCCGTCCCACAGTAGCATCAAGCATGTTTGGTGAGGATGAAATTGAGGATTCTGAGGAAGAAGAATAATAATTAATAAATAACTAAAAGTGTACTATAAAAAATAATGGCTCATAGACCAGTTGGATCTGGATCCTCGTTTGCATTTACTGCAGGTGCTGCATCCACATCATCTTCA